TTGATAGCCAATTATTCCCCTCAAACGCATTGGGCTCAGAACCTTCTAACAGCCTCTACAGTGGCAAGAACTAAAATCCCTCTAGGTGGTCCACGTAGCGGTGTCTTCGCCTCCAATCTTCAAAAGGAGAACGCTGATCGCATGTTAAAAGGTGAGCACTACGACAACATTCTCAAAGGAAATAAGATTCGTGCTTTCGGTCATCTTATCGAGCATGGTGGTGACGCCGATCCTAAGAATCCGAGAGTATGTGTTGACCGTCATGCCTTCTCTGTAGCTGCTGGAAAAAGAGCACCAGACCATGCTTATGCATCTTCCGGATTAAAAGGAAAGAAAAGATATAACGAATTATCTACTGCCTATAAGCAAGCTGCCGAACATGTTTCTAAGAGAGATAAAGTCGATATTAAACCTCATCAGATACAGGCTATTACATGGTTGACACGCCAACGTCTTAATGAAAATGAAGCCAAAAACTTATCAGTCAATATGAAATCTAAAGTAGGTTCACATGCCGAAACAGCACACCATAAGTGGTCAGAATATATTGGTGAGCACCATCCAGAAGCTTTGCATCAGGCTCCTAAAACTGGTTATGGATTTGAACATCATCCAGACGATCATGTAGATGAATTCTAAGAAGATCAAATAATAAATAAAAATAAAAGGTGCATCTATGATCGACGAAGGAAGAATGAATTTAGACGCTAATGGTCTTAAAAAGGAACTATCCAAGAGAGGATGGAAACTTAAAAGACAAGGAACCGAGCATGATCTATATTCACATGAAAAATCCGATAAAGTTATAGCTGTTCCTAGACATAAAGGAGCAATTCCTATGGGAACTGTACATTCTATTCTTTCTAAGTCTGCATCTATTCGCGAATCAAAAGAAACTATTACACCTAGTAAATTGTTTTCTATACTTGAAGATATCGATAAAAAAGAAAAGATGAAAAAAATTGTTCTAAACAAAAACAAATCTAAAGTAATAATTCATCCTCCTTTAAAAGAAGGTGAAGAATATGTTTTAACTGCTACAGAAAGAATGAAGGCAGTATACTTTCCTGAAGGGATTATTGCCGATCCAAATGCACGACCAGAGCTTAAAGATTATGCATTTGCAATCCTTCAATTAAGAAAAGAAGACTATTAATAAATAATAGAAACAATTAGAAAAGGATTACAAAAATGCCATTATGGGGAGCTAACGGTGCAGCCGTTTCAAATACACCAAAGTTTACAGTACTTGTAAACCATGTCTCAAATTCATCAGTAAATACTACTGCCAATCTTTATGTTAATACTACTCCTAGTGCTTTCATAAACAATACTGTAGTTGGAATTTATGGTGTAACACCTACCGAATTAGCTGTAGCCGAAGCTGCTAATGTTAAAAATGTATCTTCTCCGGGTTGGGTATTAAGAAAGTCTGGTATGGGTCCAGTCATTAATATCACGATGAGCAATACAGGTACAGGATATTCAAATCTTGACGTCGTACATATCAAAGGGTCTGCTGGTTGTGTAAATAGTTCTGCTGTAGTCACAACAAATTCTACTGGTGGCATTATTTCATTAACAGGCTTCAGTAATAATGGTGGTTTGTTCCCTAATGTTGCTTACGCTGCTGTAACAATTTCTAATACTACTGGTGGAGCAGCTAATGGTTCTAACTTTGCTGCTACTGCTGTATTAGGCGGTCGTGCAGGACGAGTACAAAATGAAGTTCTTGTATCTTACGGATCAATGACTGGTAATTCTTCCCAGAATACTGCTGCTTTCCCTAATCACTCATAATTATAAATAAAAATAAAAGGAGAATTAAATGTCAACAGCAGGCGTAACAAATACTTATACACAAACAGCAAATAACCTTCTACAACCTATTTCATTACTTAATCTAGGTGTTACGGTTCTAGGTTCACAGAATACATCAGGAAATAGTTTCGTTTTGGCTCCTAGTGCCGATCTAAACGACAATATTGGTCTTACAACTTCTAGATTCGCCAACGTATTTACTTATGGTATTTCTCTTGGAAATACAACTATTAATTCATACGGTAATTCTACAGTTAATTCATCTTCAGCTAATGGTTATACAGTAGTTTCTGGTGGCGTTATTCTTCAATGGGGAACAGGTGTAGCAAATACAACTGGAAATACAGTACAATTTGCTGTACCATTTCCTACAGCATGTTATTCATTTACTGTCTTAGGTCAAGCAAATATTATCTCAGGTTCATCAAATACTACAAAGGGTGTTGTAACTTCTAGTGCCGGGACACCAACATTTACCTATACAGCTATTGGTCGATAAGACCTTATCATTTCATTTAAAATATAAATACTCTTGTAAGAATTTACAAGAGTATTTTTTTATCTAAGAAAGGTAAACCATTGGCTGGCAATTCATCAATAAGAATAAACAATATTCAATTAAAACTAATACCAGATAATACTGATCAGGTTGTAGTATGGTCAAATACTACTGGAAATACTGTTCTTGTTCCAATTGCCAATTTGTATGTAAATACTACACTTAATATTACAGATTTGGTAATAGGTGATATAACTACGCCAGCAAATAGTACTCAGAATACTACTGTAGGTAAGATATGGTCTGATGGAACGTATATCTATGTTGGAGTAGCTAATAATCAGATCAAAAGAATTACATTATCATCCTTTTAATATTGTGTATAAATAAATCTATAGATAACTTGTAGGTTTAAACATTAATGATACTAGAAAATTTAACAGAAGATAATTTTTTACTTGAATGTGCGAAGCATTACCGTAACAAACATTGTCAGAGTACGGACGAGTTTATGTCTGACTTGCAACATATAAAATATATTAAAAAATTGTTGACGAGATACTTAAAAAAAGACATACTTTTTGAAAGATTGATTTTAAATCATATTATTATTCTCAATAATGTATTCGGCCCACAATTTTTATGTAGAATAATATTTTTAAAATTGTATCCTCAGATCACGCACATCAAACCATTCCTACTTTATCTTAATTTACTTCCTGAAAAAGTCTTTGCTATAAATGGAAAAGACTATGACACGATTTCGATAGAACTTGATTGGAAAATAGTAGAAAAACTACGTTTGATTGATAATAATTCAAAAGATTAAAAATGCCTCTATTTTATAAATATATAAAAAGAGGACATCATGAATAATATTACAAAAAAGATTTTAGACAGATTTTTAAAAGAAGAAGCCCCTACAAATGCTATGGGAACATCTTCATCTACATCAGGAACAGGGCCTATCGATACCTTTGATCCTATACTATCTCTGAAAAAGAAGATAATGGCAAGAGGAAAACCTCAGGTAATTTCTTTGAAAGATAAGAATTCTTCAAAGTATACTGATTCAAATTCTTAAGGATATATACCTGATGGATTCAACAATAGCTTTTCTTAAAATTATCTTTGGGGTAATTACTTATTTTTTTGCTTCTATTGTTTATTCAATAGAACCTTCTGTAGGTGTATGGATTGTGTCTATTAGCGGTTCATTACTTACTATCAGTTTTGGTAAGGATTATAGTGTTGGAGTTGTAATTGTACATATTTTAATAGGATTAGGATGGGGAATATTCGGATCACAATTAGTACATGCTGAGTATATAAGTCTACCTCAATTGCCTACAAGTTTCTTTGCTGCAATGTTCGGCGTCGAATTAACTTGGTTTTTCATTAGAAACCTACAAATCACTTCTTTTTCATCTATAATAGAATCAACAATCGATACTATTATGTCAAAATTTGGCAAGAAGAAGGATTAATTTTTTATGAATACACAATTTATTAATGAATTCAATACTCTTCTAAGTCCATTATATACAAATCATGTATGGGCTTATATAGAATTTTTCTCTGCAATATCAATTTTCATTTTTTCAATCTGGCAGAGAGCCTATCTTGCGACATCATTAACTGAAAATAGATCAGATTCATTTGGTGTCGTCATAAATCAGTTATCTCTCTATTTACATATCGTAATTTCCATGTTAATGATAGCAGATGTTTTAGAAAATTATGATGTTCCTTATGACATATCATCTGCCAGACTTTTACTTGCATGTTTTGCATGTGCTGTAGCTCTAAGAAAAATTGGAGTTTTCATAACCTTTCAAAAAATTCCGTCATCTTTTATACAAAACGATTGACAGACCTTATAAATAAGGCTATATTCACATTCTAATTTGCTCCGTGGGCCAGATGGGACGGCTTCTCGTTTACACCGAGATATTGACAGTGTTCGATTCACTGACGGAGTACATAAGCACTCCCGTTCGATAAATAGCATAATAAGACTTTTATCGAACGGGAGGTTTAGCAATTTTTTACACTATATATAAAATCACAAATAATATCAATGGTAAATTTTACATTGGTAAGCATCAAACTAAAAATCTTGATGATGGTTATTTTGGTTCGGGAAAATGGCTTAAGAGAGCTATCAAAAAATACGGAATTCAAAATTTTACTAAAGAAATTATAGAGATATATGATACAGAAGACAAGATGAATCTTGCCGAGAAGATACTAGTAATTGAAGATAAAATTGTATCATACAATCTTTGTTCTGGTGGACAAGGTGGATTTGGTTATATTAATAAACATCGCGACCATAAAGCACATGCTAAAAAAGCTGCTGCAAACCGTAATAATGACTATCTAAGAGTACCGAATCATAGGCTTATAGCCAGCGTAATAAAAGCTCATAAAAACGGAATACATAAGAACATTTATTTTAAAAATAATTCACAGTCTCTTTCAAAAGAAGTTTTCGAAAAACGAAAAATGACTTATGAAAAAATTCAACATCAACAAGGCAACAAAAATTCACAATTTGGAACATGTTGGGTGACAAATGGTCAAGATAGTAAAAAAATAAAAAAAGAATGCCTTGACGAGTGGATAAATAAAGGATATATTAAAGGTAGAAAATAATTTCTTTGGAGTTCATTATGAATTTAGTAAAAGCATTTTTTGTTGGGTTTTTTACAAGAATTTCAGGGTTAGTAACAGTTATAAGTTGGATAGCTATCAATGTTTTTGGATTTCTAGTGTTATCCGATGCGTTAGATAACATTAATCATACAGATTATGCAAGAGTCTCAACAATAATGGGAATACTCTTAGTATTATTCTTTACAAATTTTGTAATGACGATTAATAATTAATACTCTGGTAGCTCAATGGTAGAGCAAGCGACCGATAATCGCTAGACAAAGGTTCGAATCCTTTTCGGAGTACCATTTTATAATGGAGACATGGCTGAGTGGACGAAAGCGGCGGTTTGCTAAACCGTTGGGGGCCTAAAAAGCCTCCCGTAGGTTCGAATCCTACTGTCTCCGCCATTTAAGGAATGTAAATGAATTTTGGAAATTTATATCAGTCTGACTTAAATATGTCAAGTATAAATTCGCATACTGCGTTATTTTTGTCTATTGGAAATCGATCTTATAACACACCAAAAGGTGAATGGCTAATTGTTCTTAATGATGTTGTAGCTATTGACAGACAAGGTAAAGTAGTTTATCTAGGAGATTATACTCCTGATGAAGCTGCTAAAGAATTTTGGACTGCTATTACAAAAAACTTTCCAAATTTTATTAAATAAGAATTAACATTCGAACTTATATAAATACTCCAAAGAAAGATGGAGGTTCGAATGTATTGTGAATATTGTAGTAAGCCACATGATGGCGTATATGGGTCTGGAAGATTTTGTTCTAGATCATGTGCTAATGGTTTTTCTACTAGAAATAAAAGAAAAGAAATAAATAATAGAGTTAGTGAAAATTTAACTGGTCGTAAGTTAACAGAAGAACATACTCAAAAAATTGTAGATTCTTGGAAAGATGACTTAGTAAGAAAATCTCGATCTAAGAAAAAGAATATTGTTAAATTTAAAATTAATCAATCTAGAAATAATGGATCGATTAAAAATAAATTGATTAGTGAAAATATTAAAAAATACGAATGTGAAGATTGTGGTATAGGTCCATTTTGGAATGGTAAATTATTAAATATACAGTTACATCATAAGAATGGTAATAACCGAGATAATCGTCTTGATAACTTACAATTTTTATGTCCTAATTGCCATAGTCAAACAGATACGTATGCAAAAAAATTAACGTCTCGTAGCTCAACTGGACCAGAGCACTCCGCTACGAACGGAGAGGTTGATAGTTCGAATCTTTCCGAGACGACCATTTAATATTTGACTTTATGCTAGTAGTGTTGTAGAAGTTCTGCATGTCTGGCTGTGAACCAGACGGTGAAGGAGCATTACCTTCCGCTAGTGCCATTTTCTGACTGGTTGACAGAGTAGTAATGTGACGATCTGCAAAATCGTTTATAAGGGTGCGTTTCCCTTACCAGTCTCCATTTCGAGGTTATCATGAGAGTTACAGATACACATATTTACTTTTGGGGTTCATTTCTAAGTAATTTTGTTTGGGCTCCATTTAAAACAACTGTTCTAGGTGAAGAATTAGAATTTCATACATCAGAACAGTACTTTATGCTTCATAAGGCCCTTGTCTTCAAGGATGTAGTTTCATACCACAAAATTTTGAATGCTCCTGACGCTAGGGCTGCAAAGGCTCTAGGAAAGAAGGTTAAAGACTTCGATCCTGAAATTTGGAATAAAGTCTGTAATAAAGTCATGTTTGATGCATGTTATTTAAAATTTTCACAAAATCTTGACTTCAAGCACAATTTGCTTGACACAAGAGATAAAATTCTGGTAGAAGCTAGTCCTATTGATAAGATTTGGGGTGTTGGTTTAGCCGAGGATGATGACCGTATTCTTGATGAAAAGAATTGGTTAGGTCAAAATCGACTAGGAATTATTCTAGGTCTTGTGAGATTAGAATTATCTCTAAAAGAATCATTTAAGGAATAAATTTTGTTATCAGATGATCAGTCTAAAGCATGGTCCAGTCTCAATGACTGGATCAAAAATTCCCATGAAAAGTATTACATTCTAGCCGGTTTCGCTGGTACAGGAAAGTCCTATCTTTTAGGAATGCTTGCAAAGAGCGATTACTCTAATCTGTTCTTTACTGCCACAACGAACAAGGCTACAAAGGTCTTGTCTGCTACGATGGACAGAACTACCAAAACAATTTACAGCCTTCTAGGGCTTCGTATGACCGAAGAAGAAGATAAGCTCATTCTTACGCCTTCAGGTCGTGAACCTTACTTTCCAAAAAATTCAATTATCATTATCGACGAGGCTTCCATGATTGGAAGCGACTTGCTAAAGAATATTTTGAATGCTGTAGCACGATATCACACTTTACGTATTATCTTTGTAGGTGATCCTGCACAGTTACCTCCTGTCGGTGAAGTCGTTAGTCCAGTATGGTCTTTAACCAAAGATGAAAAGTGTGTTTCTGTTCTGAAGAAAGTAATGAGAAACGACAATGAGCTTCTTAATCTTGCAACAAAGTTAAGGGCTTGTATATTTAATAAAGACTTTCTTTCTCCTATCGAACATGATATTAATAGTGAAGGTGAAGGTGTACACTTATTTCCATCACATGAAGATTTTGTTCAAAACATTCTAAAAAATGTGATGGATATAAACTTTCAGGAAACCAAAGTTATTGCATGGCGAAATAAAACAATCGCCGAATATAATAGACTGATCCGAAGTTCTTTAGGATATTCCACACCTTATAATGAAGGCGAGATTATTCTTATTGCTGCTCCGGTAGAAAGAGACGAGGTAATCGTCTCTAACGTCGATGATGAATACATTATTGAAAAGCGAAGTGAAAGTCGAGTCAAAGTAGACGGTCGTTATGTAAATACGTGGAATCTTGAAGTTAGTGGTGAAAGCAAAATCATATTGCAGATTGCTCAGGATGAAGCCGAGTTGAATGCTGCTCTTTCTGACAAGGCTACCATAGCCAAGATGGCTAAAACTCCGGGTGCTCGTCGATCTGCATGGGCCGAATTTTGGAAGACAAAGAAAAGCTTTGATTATATTCGATATGGCTACGCTTTGACTGCACACCGAGCACAAGGTTCAACATTGAAGAATTGTTATATAGATCAGCAGGACATTCTTGCTAACCATAAGGATCGTGAAGCATTCCAGTGTCTTTACGTCGCCGCAACTCGTCCTACACACAACATATTTACATTTTAAATTTACAATTCTCCCCATGCCATCGTTTAATATTACCTATAGTTGTAAGTTATGGATTATCTAGAAGAAAAATATTTGTCTTTTGTCTCAGGTAGATTAAGAAATTTTAAACGTAAGAGTAGTAATCTTTACAATTTTTCTTGCCCATTTTGTAATGATTCTAATAAATCTGCTAAAAAGGCTAGAGCCTATATTATAAGTAAAAATAATACAAGTTTTTTTTATTGTCATAAATGTAATGCTCCTGTAGGTAACTTCACTAATTTCTTAAAGCAAATCGATTATTCTCTCTTTCTCGAATTTCTACAGGAAAAATTTGGTAAAGAAAAGAAGTCAGATTTCGAAGTTGTAACTCCTACGTTTAAAAGTTATAACGCTGATCGTTTGAATGATCTTTTTCCTGTGACTGAACTATCAGACTTCGATGCTATGAAGATTTATGTAAAGTCAAGAAAAATTCCTGAAGAATATCATTCTAGAATTTATTCTTGTCCAAATTTCAAGAAGTTTACTAATTCTATTATACCGAATAAGTTCGAGACTCTTGAGTATGACGAGGATCGATTACTTATTCCTTTCTTTGATGAAAATAAGAAGATGTTTGCATATACTGGTAGATCAATAAAAGCAAATTCTAAATTGAGATATGTGAATATTGTGCTCGACGAAAGCAAACCGAAGATTTTTGGTCTTGACAAATGGAACAAAAACGAACATACTAATGTCGTTGAAGGCCCCATAGATAGTATGTTCTTACCTAATTGTATAGCAACATCTGGTGGTTCTCTTATATCAAACTTCAGAAAGTTTGATAAAGAACAATTTACCATTATCTATGACAACGAGCCCGACTCACTTACTACAAAAGAAAAGATAAAGAAAGCCATTGCAGAAGGATTTCCTGTCTGTGTATGGCCTAAGACTGTACGTCAAAAGGACATAAACAGTATGGTTCTGTCTGGAATGACATCAGAAAAAATAATTGAAATAATAAAAGATAATACCTTCAAAGGGTTAGAAGCTTTTCTAAAAATATCTTTTTAAATTATTATAGTATTTTCTTAAGTTATTGATTTTGTTGATGATTTTGTTTTTTAGAAAATCAGCCTAACTTATAAATAAAACTCATATCAGGAGAATTTGAATTGAATAGCGCAAAAATTATTGCCATTACACAGCCATTAATTGATGTAAATGGCGCATTACCTAACAATGATCGTGATAGATTAACAGTAGACGAATTCGTAGCCTACGTAGCAAGAGTATCAAATCCTACAAATCAGGGTAATAAACTTACTGCAAAGAAACTTCTTAAGTATCTAATCAAGAATAAGCATTGGAGTCCATTCGAAATGGTTCATGCTGTTGGCGACGTTAATACCACAAGAGATATCGGTCGTCAAATTCTACGTCATCGTTCATTTTCTTTTCAAGAATTCAGCCAGCGTTATGCTGATCCTACTAAGATGGAATTTGTGCTACGTGAAGCTCGTCTTCAGGACAAGACAAATCGTCAGGCCAGTATTAAAATTGACAATAAAGAATTACATACAGAATGGAATTTTATTCAAAAAGAACTAATTGAAAAAGCAAAAGAAGCCTATGATTGGGCCATTGAAAATGGTATCGCCAAGGAACAGGCTCGTGCAGCCCTGCCAGAAGGTTTGACTCCTACCCATATCTACATGGCCGGTAGCCTACGTTCATGGGTCCACTGGTGCGCTCTAAGGGGTTGGGGACACTCTGTTGATCCTGTAACAGGCGAAAAGAAGCTAAGCACACAACAAGAACATATTGACCTAGCAAGAGAAGCATGGGAAAATCTAGTCGATCACTTTCCTTCACTTTCAGACATTGATATGGAAACTGTTTAATGATCGCCGAAGAAACTTCCATTTTTATCTCAAAATTTGAGATAAAAATGGGATGTGTACTATTTTTTACACTAAAGATGGGATAAGTTATCAACAAACGAGTGCTTATCCAGTATGCAATGGAAAAAGAATTAAGCTTGACGACTCATATTTTTATGAACTATACTTTGAAGTTGTTAGACTAGATAGCAACGAGCCAATACAACAATAATGTTAATATATAAGATAACCAATACTATTAACGGAAAAATTTATATAGGTCAGACAAAAAAATCTATTGATGTTAGATTTAAGACACATATCTATAAGTCTACTTATAATAGTGGTTATAATACTAAATTTTACAATGCTTTAAAAAAATATAATGAAAAATGTTGGAATATAGAAATTATTGAAGAAAATATTTCAAATGATTTAATAGATGAAAGAGAAGTGTATTGGATTTTATATTATAATTCTTTTAACGAAGGATATAATTCAACTGTAGGTGGTAAAAATGCATATATTGTATCAAATACAGTAAAGAAAAGAATTGTAAATAATCATAGAAAAAATCAGACAGAAGAATGTAAAGAAAAAATAAGAAATAAGAAAATAGGTATTCCAAGATCAAAAGAATGTAAAAGAAAGATTAGCGAATCTCAAATTGGTAAAATTTTATCAAATGAACATAAAATAAAACTTTCTAAAACTTTTTCGAATATGATTTGGATCAATAATGGAATAGAAGAAAAAAGAATTAATAATAATTCTTCTATTTTAGAAAATTGGATTGTAGGAAGATTAAAGAAAGGAAACTAATGTTCGTTGACTCATTATATTCACAATTTATATATAAAAGTCGTTATTCTAGATATATTGAAAAGGAAAAGCGTAGAGAAAGCTGGCCGGAAACTGTTAAGAGATATTTCGATTTTATTGAAGAATCTCTTAAGGAAAAAAACAACTTTGATATTACTCCTTATCGTCCAGAATTAGAACTTGCTGTTCTAAATCATGACATTATGCCGTCTATGCGTGCATTGATGACTGCTGGCCCTGCTGCTAAAAAGAACAACGTTGCTATCTATAATTGTGCTTATCTTCCAATGGACGATATTAAGTCCTTTGATGAAGAAATGGCAATTCTTATGTCTGGAACTGGTGTAGGATATTCTGTAGAGTCAGCATATATCAAGAATTTACCAGAATTACCAGATGAATTTTTTCCTTCCGAAACTATTATCATATTCGACGACTCACGTCTAGGTTGGGCCAAGGGCTTTAGAGAGTTCATGAGCCTGCTTCTTATTGGACAGGTGCCGAAGTACGATGTAAGTCAGTTGCGTGCTGCTGGTGCTCGTCTAAAGACTATGGGTGGCCGTTGTCTTTCAGGCGATACTATTGTTTACAAGGATCGAAAAGTTGATAGAGGATATAATGAAATAACTCTTGCAAAATTATTTGATCTTCAGATCAATTTTCCACATCGATTTGAACAAATGAAATTACGTTCACTTGATGAAGATACTGGTGAATTTTTTAGAAATAAAATAAAATCAGTAATCTATAACGGTAATCGTATGACTTATAATTTAGTAACTTCTAAAGGTTACAGAATTAAGGCCACCGAAAATCACCGATTTATGAATGAATTAGGAGAATATCAGTTTCTTTCAGATTTTGATATTGGTGATAAAATTGCTGTTAATGGAAGTACAGAAAGAAAAACTGGAATTTGTATTGATTGTGGTGATAACATTTCTAGACGAGCAATTCGTTGTAAAGAATGTAATAGAGTTTCACAATTTAAGGATGATTGTCTTGACACAACTTCACGTCAAAGATTAGAAGTGAAAAGATACAAGGCAGGGGTTCTTTTTTGTGAAATTTGTGGATTAGAAAATGTGGAATTTGAATGTCATCATGTTGATGGCGATCCTTGGAATAATAATGAAAATAATCTACAAAATCTTTGTATCTCATGTCATCGTGCAGAAGATATGAAACGAATTTATTTTGGTAATCCATATGCATGTAAATATATGATGTATGATGAAATTATTGAAATTACAGAAGCAGGAGAAGAAGAAGTTTATGATTTAGAAATGGAAGGACCAAATCATAATTTTATTGCCAATGGATTTGTTTCACATAATTCTTCTGGTCCAGAGCCTCTTGTAGACCTATTAGAATTTACAAAGAACCTTTTCATTCGTGCTGCTGGTCGAAAGATCACAACTCTAGAAGCACATGATCTTGCATGTAAGATTGCTGACATTGTTGTTGTCGGTGGTGTTCGTCGTTCTGCCTTAATTTCTCTTTCTGATCTTACCGACGAAAGAATGAGAGACGCCAAGTCAGGTAACTGGTGGATGACGCATCCTTATCGTCGTCTTGCAAACAATTCTGCCGTCTATGATGAAAAGCCAGAAATTGGCGTCTTCATGAGAGAATGGGTTTCTCTTTATGAGTCAAAGTCTGGTGAAAGAGGAATTATTTCTAGACAGGCAATCAAAAACGTTATTGCAAATGCTAATGAATTTCGTCGTCAGATTTATGGCAAGGAAGATGTAAGATATCGTGATGTAAATCATAATTTTGGAACAAATCCTTGTTCTGAAATTATCCTACGTCCATATGAATTCTGTAATCTTACCGAAGTAGTAATATACGAAGACGATACACCAGAAACCATTAGAAACAAGATTAGATTAGCCACAATTCTAGGTACATTTCAATCTTGTTTCACAAACTTCAAGTATATCAATAAGAAATGGCAAAAAAATTGTGAAGATGAACGTCTTCTAGGTGTATCACTTACAGGTATTTACGATAATATCTATACAAATGGTTATAATGAAACTGGTCTTGATAATTTCTTAAGTGATCTGAAGGCTATTTCAATTCATACAAATATTGATCTAGCAGCATTAATAGGTATTAATTCCTCTGTTGCTATTACTTGTGTTAAGCCTTCAGGAACTTCTTCTGCATTGAACGGTACGTCTTCAGGAATTCATCCTGCTCACTCTCCATTCTATGTTCGTTATGTAAGAAACGATAAGAAAGACCCATTGACTGCATTTATGATCGATGCAGGCTTTCCATATGAAAAGGATGCTTACGATCCAAATAATGTAGTATGCTTCAAGTTTCCTATCAAGTCTTCAAAGGATGCAGTATTCAAGAAGAATTTGACTGCAATCGAACATCTAGAACTTTGGCTTGTATATCAGAAGTATTTTTGTGAACATAAGCCTTCTATTACCGTTTCTGTCAAAGAAAGTGAATGGTTAGAGGTCGGCGCATGGGTTTACAAGAACTTTGATCTTGTATCTGGTATTTCATTTTTGCCTGCTGAAGAAGGTTCTACCGTCTATAAACAGGCTCCATTTACCACATGCACCGAAGATGATTATAATAAGTTGAACGAAGTCATGCCAGTAAATGTAGACTGGTCAAAGCTTACAGAATATGAATTAGAAGATTCTACAACAAATGCACAAGAATTGGCTTGTGTTGCTGGAAATTGTGAAATCCCTTAATAAATATAATATAATCAGTGGAGAAAATATGAAAGCCGAATTATTACACGTTGTCACTTGTGTTTCTAATCCATTAAGATGGAAATCAAGAATTGACTGTGCCAGAAAAGCTATTACGGAATGGGTAGCAGACGGAACTAACGTTTATGTAGTTGAATGTGCTTTCGGTGAAAGAGATTGGGAATTAACTGATATTCCCGGTATCACTCATATTCCCGTAAGAGCCTATTCTATGGCATGGAATAAAGAAAATTTAATGAATATTGGAATTTCTAGACTTCCTCATGATGCTAAGTACATTATGGTCGCAGACGCAGATATTCATTTTAGAAAGAGAAATTGGCCTGCTGAAGTTGTTCACGCATTGCAGGCCCATCCAGTTATTCAGCCTTGGCATACTGCATTAGATTTAGGGCCAAATGATGAAACAATTCAGATGCATCGTTCATTCTGCTCTCTTTATCATGAAGAAAAGCCTGTAATTCCTAATGGAAATAAGTTTTGGAAGTTTAATGGTGGTCCGTATGACTATAGTCATCCGGGTTATGTTTGGGCCTATACAAGAAAGTTTTTAGAAGAAACGGGTGGTCTAATAGATTTCTGTGGAATGGGTAGTGGTGATCATCATATGGCGTATGCTCTTATTGGTGAAGTAGATACCACTATTCCTCAAGGAACAACTGAATCCTATACAAAATTATTGAAGATGTGGGAAGACAGAGCCGTAAGATCAGCTAATTATAATATTGGTTTCGTCTCACAGACTATTGAACACTACTTTCATGGTAGAAAGCAAGATAGAGGTTATACAACTCGATGGGATATGTTCTTAAATCACCAATTCGATCCTGCAACAGATTTAAAAAAGAATACTTATGGTGTTGTAGAATTTTCTGGTAACAAACCCGATCTTATTAGAAGTTGGGATAATTATATGAGAGAAAGACGAGAAGACGTTTCAAGTCTTTAATAAATAAAACCGGGAATAGTCCCGGTTAAGTCTCTGGCAGTCATAAGTCCATAGCAGTAAGGAGAAAAAACATGATGGAACGTAATGCTAATTACTCATTTTCAGTAAGAGTAAAAGGTAATAATACAAAAGAATATCAACATTTAAACGATGTTTATATAGAAGGCCGTAGAGGATCAACTTACGAGCTTTATTTTCAAAATACAACACGCACAAGAGTAAAGGTAATATTTTCCGTAGACGGTCTTTGTGTCGCAGACGGTAAGCCTGCATCACATAAATCACAAGGTTATATTGTTGATGCCTATTCTAGTATTACAATTCCCGGTTGGACAATTAACAATAATGTAGCAGCAAAATTCAAGTTTCGTCCTCAAGGCGACAAGGAAGATTCTACCTATGTAGAAGTCCTTAAGAAGGAAGGATTTGCTGTTGATGTCGGTAATCAAGGTGTAATAGGATGTATGGTCTTTAAGGAAAAATATATTCCTGTTGCACGTACACCTTTTCCTAAATATCAGTATCATAATGGTCTTACGCCAGCATCTACAATAGATTATCCATTCGATAATAATTTTGATGGTACGCCTTTTGTTGGTATGGCTCAAAATTATGCTTGTGCAATTGGTGAGCCTGTGTATGCATCAGGATATAATAGTATGAACAATTATACAGCATCAGCACCTATGGTAGCATCTTCTTACAGTGGTAATGCTTCCGTTCCTGTTACAAGATCATCAAAATTTAGATCAGTCGAACAACCTAAAGAAAAGAGTCTAGGTACAGGATTTGGTGAAGACGTATCATTCAAGACAACTAGCGTAACTTTCAATGGTGAAGATGCTCCGTCATGGATTGGTGTCATTAATTATGATACTATTTCAAACCTTCGTAAGAAAGGTATTGTGGTCGATGAAAAGCCTGTGAAGTCAGCTTTTCCGGGTTATAATCCTAATGGATGTTATATTCCAAAATCAAGAGTTTAATCTTGACAAAAGCATCCTATTGCGGTAGGATGCTTTTTTTAAAAGGGTGATGTCATTAATAACGAAAAATTAATAATTAGTAATCTTGTGTGCAATGAGCAATACACAAGAAAAGTTCTTCCGTATCTAAAGTTAGAATACTTTTCTGATCCGGTGAACAAGGAATTGTTCAATCTTGTAACAGCTTATGTTTCAAAGTACAACACTACACCTTCAAAGGAAGCATTACTTATTGATGCTAATAATTCTAATGTAAATGGTGAAACAAAAGCTCAGTTAGAAGAAACAATTCTTAATCTCTCAGTAGACGATAAGACTTCTTACGATTGGTTACTTGATACAACCGAAGATTTTTGTAAAAAGCAGGCTATTCAAATTGCTCTTATGAAATCTATCAAGATTGTTAGTGGTGAAGATAAGGAATTTACAGATAACGCTATTCCGGGCATTCTGAACGAAGCTCTATCAATTAGTTTTGATCAAAGTATTGGTCATGATTACTTTGATGATGCTGAAAAGCGTTATGATTACTATCATAGAACAGAAATAAAAGTTCCTTTCGGAATTGATATCCTCAATAAGATTACCAAGGGTGGTGTTTCAAGAAAGACACTAACAATTCTTATGGGTGGCGTCAATGTGGGTAAAACCATGTTGATGTGTTCTATGGCTGCAAATAATTTAAAAGAAGGTAAAAACGTTCTCTATATTTCAATGGAAATGTCAGAGGAAATGATTGG